ATAAATTATTACTATATATTTAAGACTCTAAGAAGTTTATTTTATGACTATAAACGTAAAGGTAAGAATATAACATTGGTTAGCTTAGATGATGTTAATTTAACAAATACAGATATAAATTATACAGAATCATATGATAAAATACAAATTGCTTTAGAAAAGATGTTTTGGTATGATAAAAAAGTGTTTGAAATAATTAATGGCGGTGAATCAATAGCTGAATTTTCACGTAAATCTTTTATTCATTATTATTCTCTTTACAATACGTATAACAAGGTAAAAAGAAAACTAAAGAAATTATTATGAATTTTAATAATGATTTTAAATATGACTTAAAAGTTGGTCAAACAAAAGAACAAGAATTAGGAAACATCTTTAATTCTAAAACTATTGAAGTTAAATATGATTTACAAGCATTAACAACTGGCAATGTATTTGTAGAATATGAATCACGAAATAAAAAGAGTGGAATTAGCACATCAATTTCAGATTATTACTGTTTTTGTTTTGGTGAAACATTTCATTTAATTAAAACATTTGATTTAAAAAATAGGTGCAGAGAATTTTTAGGAACAAAAAGAGATATAAAAGGGGGTGATAATAATTCTAGTAAAGGGATATTATTACCTATAAAAAAATTAATATGAAATTAGGAGACTTTATTTTTTACATTACAAAATATACTGGTATTAAATACTTAGTAGATAAATACCATTTACTAAAAGGTTCTAAATGTAATTGTCCTGAACGTAGAAAAAAGCTAAATGAAATAAAAATTAAAAGATGGTAAAATTTGAAAAACTCGATAGACAAGACTGGCAAGAATTTAGAATGGAAACAAAACAGTACTTATCCTCTACAGAATTTGAACTTATTTCACAACTACATTCAAAGTACTACAAGCATAATTATTATCGTCCCTGTACTTGTAGTCCAGTAACGATAAAAAATTGGATTAAAGATTTAAACATTATTTGGGATAATGGGCATAAAGAAGATTAAGCAATTAGAAAACGCAATTGTTTTACTTTTAAATTTTGACGGATGGGACTTAAAAGTTTCAGAAAAGGATACAGAAATTTTTGATGCATATGGAAAAACTCCAAAGGGTTTTGATTGTGTAATAGAAATGAAATTCAGAAATAAATATTATAAAACTAAAATGTTAGAAAAGCATAAGTTCGATAATTTAATGAAACTACCAAAGGATGTAATAAAAATCTATTTTGTTGCAGATACCAAAGGAAATTTTATGTATTGGTTAAACACGCTTAAAATGCCTGAAGCGGTTAAAAAATATTGTCCTGACACTACAATGTGGACCAAGAAAAGAATCTTAAAAGATGTTTATTTATTAGAAGAAAATATGGCATCACGTATTAATTTAAACGAAAACTAATAATAACTTATTAAATATTTTGTTTATAAGATAATTAGTATTATCTTTGGTGGGTAGTTAGGAAATAGCCTCTACATCAAAACAGAACAAATGATAACACTAACAGATGACGAATACGATTACTTTAAATCTTTAGAATTTTACGCAAGACAAATTTCTCTTAATATAAATGTAGAAAGTTCTAAAAAATTAATGAACAAAAAAATATTAAAAAAATTAAAAGAAGAAAAAAAATTTCTTGACAATGTAGAATTATACAAAGATTTTATATAATAACAAATGAATATAAATTCTGCAGCTTGGCAACAATTAAAAGATTCTATAGAAGAACACATAAATAATGACCCAATGATATCTGACGTATCAATTAATTATCAGATTAAAGATTTAGGTAAAACTAAAAATTATTTAAAACTTAATGTAAACATAAATACAAACATAAAAAAATAAACAGATGAGTAAAGTAACAGATTTATTAGAAGAAAAAATAACAGAATTAAAACTTGAATTAAGAGAAGCAAAAAAATATACTTATGTTGGGTCTACAAGTTCTTTGCATTGTAGTGATGGTGAATTATATATTCATTATGGCGATTATCCTGAAAACGAACGTACTATTGTAATGGATGTAGAGCAGCTTTATAAGGACCTACCATTTATTATAGACCAAGTGTGTAAAGAACAAAAGAAAATGCAAGAGTACCACTTAAACAGCATTAAAGAAACAATAAAAGAATTATGAATAAAGTAAACGCATTTGATAATGAAATATTCAATCATTATAGAGAAACAGTAAAAGAAATAAACATTGCTATTGAACTTTTAACAGAACATAACTATACAGTTATTGATTTAGATGGAAACACAATTAATAAAAAAGAGGAATGATTTTATTAGTTGATGCAGATAGTTTAATCTTTGCTAGTTGTTATCGTAAACGTGAAACACCTGAAGATGAAAAATACTATACTGATATAGCAGATGCAAGAAATAAATTTGACGAACAGTATATGAAAATAATAAATGATTTAGAATCAATTTATAATGTTGATAAGGTCATTTGTTTTAGTGGTTCAAAAGGAAACTTTAGAAAACTAATTACAAGCAAATACAAAGCTAATAGAAAAAAACAAGAATTACCACCATTACTAAATGAAATGCACCAATTTGTAAAAGACCATTATGACAGCGTTTGGGGTTATGGAATAGAAACTGATGATATGGTTGCAAGGTACTGGTTTAATTTGTCAAATGAATTTGGTAGGGATGAAGTAATGATAATCAGTATCGATAAAGACTATAAACAATTTCCTGCTTTAATATATAATTACCATTACAAACACAAAGAAATATTAGATATTACAGAAGACGAAGCAATGTTTAATTTTTACGAACAATTTATAATTGGTGATACTGCAGATAATGTAAATTATTTTAAAGGTAAAGGAAAACGATTTGCAGAAAAATATTTAGCAGATTGTGATAGTAAATATAAATACACAAAAAAATTATATCAATTATTTAAACAAGAATATAAAGGTAAGGCCAAGCAAAAATATATTGAATGCTACCACCTTTTAAAATTAAGAACAGAATGATAAACAAAACATTAAGTAGATTAGGAATAGAGATTTGGAAAGATATACCTGAATATGAAGGGCTTTATAAAGTTAGTAATTTAGGTAATGTACGAAGTTTAAAGTTTAATAGAATTAGAGATATAAAGCATATAAATAAATCTACTAGATATCACGTTACTTTAAGTAAAAATAAAATAAAAACTGTAAATACCGTTTCCGTTTTAGTTGCTAAGGCGTTTTTAAATCATAAATCTTGTGGTCATAAAATAATAGTAGACCATATTGATAACAATGCATTAAATGACAAACTTTATAACTTGCAATTAATTACACAAAGACATAATTTAACAAAAGATAGAAAAGGTAAAAGCGGATATACTGGTGTATACAAAACCTCAAGCAATAATTACTATTCTGAAATTAGAAAAAATGATAAAAGAATATATTTAGGCACATTTAAAACAAAAGAAAAAGCATCTCAAGCATATCAAAAAGAATTAAAAAAAATAGTGTTTTAATAACACAAAATTAAAAAAAATAAATGACAAGACTACAACCTTTAGAAATATCAGAAAAGATAAAAGAATTATCAGAAATAGATATATACAAAGAAACACGAAAAACAGAATATGTAGAATACAGAGCTTTATTATGTTTTATACTGAGGACCAAACTATCGATGAGATGGCTTTCTATTTCTTTATTTTTTGAATCACAAGGTAAATCAATGAATCACGCTAACGCAATACACTTAGTTAAAATGTACCCTATATATAAAACAACTAATCCAAAGTTAGATGAAATAGAAAATATGTTTTTATTTAAAAGTGGAATGGATTATGACGAAATAGATAAGGTTCATTATTTAACAAACAAACTGATGAACACAGAAAAAAAATATAACATATTATTAGAACAATTAAAAAACCCATTAATTAAATTAATGTTAGATGTTCCTAAAGAAAAACAATATGAAGTAGAAGATAGATTAAACTTATTAAAAAAAAGTTGGGAATGGAAATAAAAATGTTTAGTTAATTAACGACATCGAACTATGGTAATAACAAACGAATGTAATATGGAATTAATGGCAAGGTATGAAGATAATTACTTCGACCTTGCTATAGTAGACCCTCCTTATGGGATTAATATTAATGTAAGTATGGGTAGGCGTAAAGGCGACAAAAAAAGTAATTACCATAAATTTGAAGGAGAAGATAAAAATATACCAAGTAAGAGTTATTTTAAAGAATTGTTTAGGGTTAGTAAAAATCAAATTATATGGGGTGGTAACTATATGACAGATTATTTATATCCAAGTCCTTGTTGGTTGTTATGGGATAAGGGTTTCAGTGAAGATGTAACATTTGCTCAATACGAATTAGCGTGGAGTAGTTTTAAAACAAGTGCTAAAAAATATGATTACAATGCTGCTAAAAACAGAAATAGAATACACCCAACACAAAAACCAGTAAAATTATACGAATGGTTATTAATGAACTATGCTAAGGAAGGCGATAAGATATTAGACACACACTTAGGCAGTGGCTCAATAGCTTTAGCCTGTCATAATTTAGGATATGATTTAACAGCTTGTGAAATAGATAAAGAATATTACGAAGCAAGTCTAAAGAGATTAAAAGAACATCAATCACAATTAGTAATGTTTTAAATAAAACAAACCTTTAATTACGTTATATAGATATATAAAGATTAATTAATTAATAAAGTATTAATTTATGGACAATAGAAAAAACAACGGTGGGCATTCAACTAAAGGCTTTGCAGGTCGCCCTAAAAAAGCAGATGAGGTTAGGCTAATAGAAAAGCTAGACAACATCATTGATAATGACGAGGTAATTAAAACACTAGGTCAGCAGATACTAAAAGGAGACTCTAGAGCGATGTCTTTATACTTTGGGTACAGATATGGTAAACCAAAAGAATCAGTTGACATAACGTCTTCTGAAGGCTTTACTGTAAACTTTAAAGATTTGATTAAATTTAAGTGATAGAAGTAGATAAAAAGTACGAACCAATTACATCATCAGATTCACGTTATTTTATTGTAACTGGTGGTAGAGGTTCAGGAAAATCATTTTCAATTAACTTACTATTAGTGCTGCTCACATATGAAGCAGGACACACAATACTATTTACTAGATTTACTTTAGCGTCAGCATACATTTCTATTATTCCTGAATTTATAGATAAGATAGAAACATTAAACATTCAAGATGATTTTAATATTACAAAAGACGAAATCATAAATAAGCGTTCAGGTAGCAAGATAATGTTTAAAGGTATTAAGACGTCAAGTGGTGACCAAACAGCAAACCTGAAGTCTCTAACAAACGTTACAACGTGGGTAATGGATGAAGCAGAAGAACTACAAAGTGAAGATATCTTTGATAAAATAGATATGTCAGTTAGAAACCTAAAACAACAAAACAGGGTTATAATGATATTGAATCCAGTCACAAAAGAGCATTGGATATATTCAAGGTTTTTTGAAGATAAAGGTGTAATGGAATCATCTAATACTGTTAAAGATAATACAACATATATACATACAACCTATTTAGATAATTTAGAAAATCTATCCGAATCATACTTGCAGCAAATAGCTACAATCAAAATTAGAAGGCCTGAAAAATATAAGCATCAAATGCTTGGTGGATGGTTAGCAAAAGCTGAAGGTGTTATATTTAATAACTGGAGACTTGGTCCATTTAAGAAAGTAGGTGTTAGTGTTTTTGGACAAGATTACGGATTTGCTTCTGATGAAAATACACTTGTAGAAACTAATATAGATAGTACTAATAAAATAATCTACTTAAAAGAATGTTTTTATTTAAAAGGATTAACAACATCACAGATTGCAGAACTTAATTTAAAACACGCTAAGACCAATTTAATTGTAGGTGATTCTGCTGAACCAAGATTGATATATGAACTAAAGCACAAAGGCTGTAATTTAGTTAAAGCAATAAAAGGCCAAGGTTCTATAACTTATGGAATATCTTTATTACAAGATTACGATTTAATAGTAGATAATAATAGTATCAACTTAATTAAAGAACTAAACAATTATTCTTGGTTAGAAAAAAAATCAAAAACACCACAAGACAAATGGAATCATCTTTTGGATGCTGTCAGATATGCTATAACTTACCAATTACAAAACCCAAATAAAGGAACATATTACATTTCTTAAATAATAAGTTATAAAATTTATTGTTTATAACAAATAAAGTATTATCTTTGTAGGGAACAAAACAAACAAACTTAAAATGTCAAATTTAGAAAACTCAATAATAACTAAAATTAATTTAATGCCATTATATAAAAACTTATCATTTCAAGATATAATAATGTTTACTACATTTAACGAAGTGGTAGAGGTGGTAAAAAAAGGTTATGATATTGAATGGTCAATATCTACTTATTTAAAATCAAACTAATTATAACTAAATAAATAATGGGGTGTAACTATTAGCTTTTTAAACTTGGTCGTTACGGAGCAACATAGAGCATCCCATTTTAAAAACAGAACAATGAAAACATTAAACAAAGCAGCAAAGTTAGGAAAGCAATTTAAAAAATTACAAGTAATTATGCTTGTAGTGATTCCAACTTATTTTATAGGTAGGTCATTAATCAGTTTAATCTTTAATATATAGATATGTCAGAATGGTATGATTTCTTAGACCCTGCAGAACAACCTGAATATGAATGTTCAGAATGTGGAAAACCTCTACATCACGAAAAAGAATATTGTAGTCAAAGCTGTTTTAATGCAAGTATGTTATAGTAAGTAGTTTTTTTTAAACAAATTAAGGTGGTCAGAAATGGCTGCCTTTTTTTATTATTTTTGTATATTGTAAAATCTTACTTTAAATACGTTATATATATATGAAAACAGAATTAAACATTCCAAACAGTTTAGCTGAAATAACACTAAAGCAGTACCAAAAGTTTCTTAAAATTCAAGAAAAGAATACTGACCCTTATTTTCTACAATGCAAAATGATTGAAATATTTTGTAACCTAGATGGTAAATCTGTAAGGCTTTTAAAAGTATTTGATGCAGATAAAATTGTAGAGGTTTTAAATAAGATGTTTGATAAACAACCTAATTTAATTAGAACGTTTAAAATGAATGGTATTGAATATGGTATGATACCTGATTTTGATGAAATGTCTTTAGGTGAATATATAGACTTAGATACATACATCGGAGACTGGGACAATATGCAAACAGCTATGAATGTTTTATATAGACCTATTAAAGAAAAGATAGGTAAACAATATTTAATAAAAGATTACGATATAGACACAAAAGAAAAGCTAAATCAAATTCCTATAGATATTGTCTTAGGTGCAGTTTTTTTTTTATACAATTTAGAGATAGACTTATCGAAAACTATAGTGAATTATTTGGACGAGTATCAGAAGGACAACTCGATGCATCAACAAATTTTTCAAGAAAATACGGATGGTATCAAAGCTTGTTCACTGGACTCGCTCAAAACGATATTAGACGACTTGAACATATCACTAAATTAAACGTACATACTTGTTTATATACGTTAGAATATATGAAAGAAAAAGCAGAATTAGAATCAAAGAAAATAAAAAAGAATTTTAAATAATGGCAAATCAGGGTGTAAGGGGTTTTTACCAATTGACAGAAACTATAAAACAACAATTGTTGCAAGATGTAAATATAAATACTTGTACTACTGGTGACATTAGTGATGTGAATTTAAACAAGCAGGATATATTTCCTATGGGTCATATTATTATAAATAGTGTAACAGATGAAGAACAAGTACTAAGATTTAATATTAGCGTTTTAGCAATGGATATTGTAAACCAATCCAAAGATGAAACAGTAGATTTTTTTAGAGGCAACAATAACGAACAAGATATTTTAAACACACAATTAGCAGTTTTAAATAGATTGATACAACGGTTAAGAATGGGTGACCTTCATACAGATATGTATCAACTTGAGGGTAACGCTAATTTAGAGCCATTCTACGACAGGTTTACTAATATGTTGGCAGGATGGACCGCAACAATGGATATAGTGATTTATAATGACATATACATTTGCTAGATGGAAATGAAAAATTTGAAATCTGTAATGACTGATTACGCTAAATATGTTATTCAGCAGTCAAAATCAAACCTTACTAAAAAAGATAAAGGTGGAGGTGATTTATACAACTCACTTAAGTACCAAATATTAGAAGATGATACTGCTATACTTGTAGAATTTATGATGCAAGATTATGGTATATATGTTGACAAAGGTGTGAAGGGTGTAAACAGCACATATCCTGAAACAAGAGCTGCACAATCTAATATGTTAAAGAAATTTCAATACGGTTCAGGAACTGGTCCAAAAGGGGGTTTAAATAAAGGTATTGATAAATGGTTAAAAAAAAAGAACTTTAGGTGGAGAGATGATTTAGGGCGTTTTATTAGTTTTAAATCGATGCGATATTTAATAGTTAAGAAAATATATTTTCAAGGACTTAAAGCCACAACTTTTTTTTCAAGACCTTTTAATGCAGGAGTAAAAAAATACGAATTAAAATTAGCTAAAGCATTTGTTTCAGATATAGAATCACAAATGGTCTTTGGAGCAAAAAAATAAACAATGGCAAATATTGCATTAAGAAATCCACAATTTAAGTTTCATCAAAGTAATGAATCAGCAACTGTAAAAGTACAATTGCTTTTATTAATAGGTGGAACGTTAAGATATACAATAGAAAAATTTGGTGAAGATGGCTTTACTACAAACTTTGATATTTCAGAACTTGCTAGGGATTATTTAAACATTACTTATTCAGCAACAAATTATTCTGATAGTATTGTAATTCAATCTAAGTTACAAGCACTTAATGCAGCAGGTGCATTGATTGGTCCAGTATCAACTTTTAATGATATAGGTTTAGAGGCCTATGGACTTTTTGAAGAATTAGCAAATCCGATTGTACCATTTGAAAATATTGGAACTAATAGATGGCTATTAGCAGAGAATCCAAGTACAGGATTATTTGAAATATTTACACCATTTAGTCAAGCAGGTAAAGTAGCTTATATGGAATCAAACGGAAATATACAAACAGCTTCATATTCTACAACAGCTACAACAGTATCACAAGGAGGAAGTACATTAAAAATAAATAGAATAGACTGCACTAAATACGGAATAGGAAACAAGTTATGGTTTATAAATAAATATGGTGTACAGCAGGAATTATGGTTTTTTTTAAAAACAGAAACAAATGTTAACAGAACAAACGAAAATTATAAATCCAATACATTAAATAATAATGACGCTAGTGCTGATGATTATAATTTACAAAATGCACCAAGGAAATTATTTAATACACAAGCTAAAAGAACTATAAAATTAAGTTCAGGATATTACCCTGAATTTGCTGTAGAATTTTTTGAACAATTATTGTTAAGTGAATATGTTTGGATAGAAATTACAAAAACACAACAAACAACAAAAGTAGTTTTACCTTTTACAGTTATAAATTCTTCTATAGAAAAAAAGACATCTGTAAATAATAGGCTAATAGAATACACAATGGAATTTGAAGAAGCAGCAGACTATATAAATAACATTAGATAATGCAAAAGCTACAGCTATATATAGAAAGTGATAGGTTAGATTTATTTAAAGATGAATCTGTTTCATTAACGGAAACAATTCAAAACATTAAAGATGTAGCTAAAATATTTACATCATTTTCAAAAACTTTTTCTGTTCCTGCAAGTCCTAATAATAATAAAATTTTTAAACATTATTATAACTTTGATATTATAGGCGGTTATGATGCAAGATTAAAAAAAGCAGGTAGAATAGAATTAAATACAATACCTTTTAAAAGTGGACGTATTAAATTAGAAGGAGTTAATTTAAAAAACAATTTAGCACACACTTATAAAATTACATTCTTTGGAAATACTGTTGAGTTACCTGATGTTTTAGGTGATGATAAATTAGGTTCATTACTTTTTGGAAGTTCTGATTATGATTTGAATTATGATTTTCAAACTATAAGAGCGTATTTAATAAGTACACAAAATACAGGTAAATTAATTGTTCCTTTAATTACACACACGCAAAGACTTTTTTATAGTAGTGCAATATCATCTAATCAGGATAATATATTTTTTACAACTCAAAGAGAGCAAGGAGTTTTTTTTAATTCTTTAAAATTTGCAATTAGATTATATGAACTAATATTAGAAATAGAAGAAAAATATACAATAGCAAATGGATATGCTAATAATATATTATTTTCTAGGGATTTTTTCAACACATCAAATCCTGCATTTTACAATTTATATATGTGGCTTCACAGAAAAAGTGGAGCAGTACAACCACCACAACAAGTTGTAAATTATCAAACATCTACACCGTCTTGGACTGGACCAACTGGAGCAGGAACAAGAGTTATACGAAACGGAAATACAATATCAATACCTTCAGCAACAGTTACAAACCCAAATGGCATAAGTAGTAATTCTTGTGTAGTAACTCCAAATAATAACAATGACGAATACCAAGTAATTATAAGTAATAACGGACAGGCAATTTTTACATCACCTATTGTAACAGGTGTTCAAAATTTTAATCAAACACCATTGGTTGCTGATGGAGTTTATACGGTAACAATTCAGCACGAAACAGTAGTCGTTATAACATCTATTGTGTGGACCTTTAACGGTTTTGAAGGTACATCATCAAACACTTGGACAGAAGTTTATAGTGTAGGTCAATTTACAGCAAGTACAGTATTTGCTTTTGATGTAAGACAGCAGATACCTGACGTTAGTATAATGTCGTTTTTAAGTGGAATTTTTAATATGTTTAATTTAGTAGCTTATATTAATGACATTGGTACAATTGTAGTAAGGCCATTAGAAGCAAGTTCTGCTTCCGTATTTGACGGAACTAATAATTTTTCATATTATACAGATGATGACATTAGTGGAAAAAATGCACCTGTAAATTATAATATTTCAGAATTTGTAGATACAACAAAAAGTGAAGTTAATATTGCTTTACCTTACAGACAAATAAATTATTCATACGAAGGAACAGGTACTTTTTTAGCTAAACAACATAATCAATTATTTGGTACTGTATGGGGTGCGTTAAGTTATATTGGTGGAACTGATGAAACAGGAACTGGTGGTATTAATTACGATGCCTCTACGGAGGTTTATAAAGTTCTAGTACCATTTGAACATATGAAATTTGAACGTTTAATAGATGCTAATAATGGACAGGTAACAAAGTTACAATGGGGTTATTCTGTAAATGAAAATCAGCAACCTTATATTGGTAAGCCTTTAATTTTTTACGCAAGTTTAGAAGATACAACAAGTGCAGGATATCAATTTAGACAAGATGATAATACATCACAAAAATTAACAAAATTTTGGTTACCATCAAACAGTTTATATTTAAGTGCAAATTTGGGTAAAGAAAATATTAATTTCGGAAATGAATTTAATGAATATGCAGCAAGTTCTAATGAATTTACAGACACATTATTTGCAGTTTACCATAGTAAATATATAATAGACGTTTTTAATTTAAGCAGAAGACTTACAAAAGTAACATCTTATTTACCATTAAGAATATTATATAATTTTGAACTAAACGATACATTCCAAATAAATACACAAAAATATATTATTAACTCAATCACTACAAACTTACAAAGTGGAAAAAGTGAAATGGAATTATTAAATAAAGTATGATAAAAAATATATTAGAATTACTAAAAGTAGTAAACGGTGAAACTGAAACAATAAGAATAGCACAAGGAAAATATAAATTAGCTAAAACTTTTTCTGAAGGATATAAACAAACAAAAAAACAATTTAGATGGAAAAAATAGAAGTAGAATTTGAATTAAATTCCAAAGATGCTACAAAAAAAATCAAAGACCTAGAAAAAGAAATAGGAAATCTTAAAGATGATGTTAAAAATGCAAATAAAAGCACAGAGGATTCTTTAAAGGGTGTAGAAAAAGCTGCAGGTGAAAGTGCAAAAGGTGTTGGAAAAGTTGGCGTATCTTTAAAGTCTATTGCATCTGCAACTGGTATTGTATTCTTATTACAAAAAGCATTTGAATTTGTTTCACAAGCTATTCAAGAAAATCAGACTGTAATGGATAGTTTGAATGTTGTTTTTGAAACTGCACAAATTGTTTTTAACCAAATTGTTAATGTATTTACTGACGTTTATAAAGCTGTTGCATCATCTTCAGAAAACTTTGATGCGTTAGGTAAGGTTTTAAAAGGTTTATTAACTGTAGCAATTACACCTTTAAAATTAAGTTTTTTCGCAATTAAATTAGCATTACAATCTGCACAATTAGCTTGGGAACAATCATTTTTTGGTGATGGTAATCCTGAAACTATAGCACGATTAAATGAAGGTATTCAAGAAACCAAAACAAATTTAGAAGAAGTAGCAAAAGAAGCTGTAGAAGCAGGTAAAGACATAGCCTCTAATATTGTTGAGGCAGTTACTGAAGTTGGTGCTATTGGTGAAAAAGTAATTACAGGCCTAAAAAAAGTAAGTGTTAAAGCTGCAATGGAAACAGCAAAAACAAACATTCAATTAAAGAAATCAGCAGCAATAGCACAAGCAGAATCTCGTATGGCCCTAGAGCGTTATGCAACTGAATCTGAAAAATTAAGACAGCTTAGAGATGATGACAGAAATAGCATTGAAGACAGAATAGAGGCAAATAATAAATTAAAACAAGTATTAAAGGACCAACAAAAAGAAATGTTAAATAATGTTGCTATGGTGGAAAAAGCAGCACAAGCACAATTTAATTTAACTGGAAAAGATGAAGACTATATTGCTTTATTAGATGCAAAAGCAGAAAAGTTAGGAGTATTATCCGCAATAGAAGGTTTTAATTCAGAACAAAAATCTAATGATACTGCTTTAACAAAAGAACAAATTGATTTAACTAAAACACAATTAGAAAGTGAATCATTATTGTCAATTGAAAGGCAAAGATTTAACGCAGAATTAATTACAGATGAATTAGCTAGACTAATTAGAATGCAAGAAATTGATGCTATTGAAAAAGAACAAGAGACTTTAAGACTACAAGCAATAGTAGATAATGCAAATGCAGGAACACAAGCTAAAATAGATGCTAAAATAGCTTTGGACCAATTTGTTGAAACGTCAAGACAAACTAACTTAACAAGAGACCAAGAAATTGCAGAAGCAGAAATTGCATTAGAAGAAAAAAAGACAGCATCAAAACAAAAGGCTTTAGATGATTTAATTTCTATTGGTGGTGCAGAAACTAAATTTGGAAAAGCAATGTTAATAGCAAAACAGTTATTACTAGCTAAAGAATTAATAATGGATATTAAAGCTACTTTAATGACAGCTAAAACATCTGCAACTAAATCAGTTGTAAAAGCTGCAGGTGCAGGTGTAGACGTTGCAAGTGGTGCAGCAAAGGCAGCATCAGCATTACCATTTCCTGCTAACATTCCTTTAATTATAGGTTATGCAGTACAAGCAGTTGGAATAATAAGTTCAATAAAAAGTGCTATGTCTGCACAAAAAGCTGCAACATCAAAAGTAGGAGTATCAACTCCGACACCAAATATACCTGCACCGTCATCATCAGGAGGGTCAACACCTGCAATACCACCTGCATTTAATGTTGTAGGTGCAAATCAAACAAATCAACTCGCCGATGCTATAGGAGGCCAAAGTCAACAACCAATTCAAGCTTTTGTAGTTGCTAATGACGTAACCACAGCTCAAAGTTTAGAACGTTCTATTGTTAATGGTGCAACAATTGGTGGTTAAATGCAAAATTAAATTTTAAAAACGTTATATATTTATGAAAATAGTAGAATTAATTTTAGACGAAGAACAAGATACTATTGGAATTGATGCAATTTCAATTGTAGAAAATCCTGCAATAGAATCAGACTTTGTTGCTTTGAAAAAACAGGAAATACATTTAGCTGAATTAGATAAGGATAAAAAAATATTATTAGGTGCTTTATTGATACCTAATAAACCAATATATAGGAACGGTGATGAAGGTGAATATTATATTTATTTTTCTAAAGAAACCATAGTAAAAGCATCTCAATTATACTTACAAAATGGATTCCAAAACAAATCAACATTAGAACATTCTAAAGCATTAGAAGGTCTGACGTTGGTAGAAAGTTGGATTGTAGTTGATGAAGTAAATGATAAGTCAAGAAAGTATGGTTTAGACGTTCCTGTAGGCACTTGGATGGGTGCAGTAAAAGTTAATAATGATAAAGTATGGAACGAATATGTTAAAACTAATAAAGTTAAGGGTTTTTCTATTGAGGGTTACTTTGCGGACCGTATGGAACGACCTAAAGAAAAAATCAAAGAAGATATGTCCGAAGAAAAAATAGCTTCGGAATTATTAAGCAAAATCGAAAACATTGTAAAAGGTGAAAAGGTTTCGTTATCTATTGTTACAGATATACAAAAACAAATTGCAGATATTAAATCTGCTAGAAGTGAAGTTTCTAATGCAACTAAAACATTTGAAAAGGCTAAATCAGACGCATTAGATGTAAGGGAAAAGGGAGTTGAAGTTTATCAAAGGGCATTGTTTATTTCTGACAATGCTGACAATTCTGCAAAAGAATTAGGGGTTAAAGCTGATGCAATAAAAGGATATAAAGAAATGGATGACACAATGGCTTTACTTTTTAAAGAATATCAAGACTTATTAAAATCAATATAAATAAATTAAATAAATAAAATGAAAACACCAAAAGAATTAAACAAGATTTACGACAGACTACCTAAAGATAAAACAGCTTTATCAACTCAAAAAATCGAATTAGCTTTAGTAGACGATTTAGGCCAAGCATTAACAAAAGGTCAAATTACACGAAAAAATATAATTGACGAAGACGACAAAGCAAAAGTTATGGAAAAGGAAATAGCTTCAATAAAAAAATCAGCAGCTAAAGTGCAAACAAATGCTTTAAAATTAGTAGGAGTAGCTGATAAATTTTATGATAGTGCGTCTAAATTACTAGAAAAAAGTGATAAGGCAGCTAAAGATTTAGGTGTTAACCCTTTTGATATTACTGGATATAAAGCATTGAATACTATTATTGGTGACATTGAAAGTGATGCAGGTAAATTAGAAGACCGAGCTAATGATATAGTACAAAGTTTATAATATGGCTCAAAGAAACAACAAAGATAAAACATTTATACCTAGTAGGACGTCTCCTACAGGTGGTGGACGTGCCTGTTTATGTTGGGACACTAACAAGTATTCAATAAGCTGTTGTGATGGCTCTA